GCGGAAACGTAACATACGAATCGCTGTGCGAATACATGGACAAACAGATATCAAAACGGGTACTTGGCCAAACTGCAACAACAGAAGGAACACCAGGCAAGCTTGGAAACGAGGATGCTCAAAGTGATGTCCGCCAGGATTATCTCGAATCAGATGCAGGCCTGCTGTGCGAATGTCTGAACGAAACCGTTGTGCGCTGGCTTGTTGATTATAATTTTCCGGGAGTTACACAATATCCGAAACTTGAAATCCGCGTGCAAGAAGAAAAAGACTTAAAACCACAGGCAGAGCGAGACAAAACTCTCGTGTCTGACATAGCCCTCCCGGTCGGCAAAAAATATTTTTACGACACCTACAGAATAGATAAACCAGGCGAAGACGAAGAGGTTGTAACGCCTCAAATAAAAAACAATCCTGCCGGCATCAATCCGCAGGAATTGAAATTTGCAGAAGTAGGGGCGGATTCCATATCCGTCCCTGATATATACGCAGACAGGCTTGATAAGCAAGCCTCCGGTATGGTTGCAGATTTAATTGATCCGATTCGCAGTCTAATTGAAAATGCAGAAAGCTTAGAAGCTGTCAGAGACGGGCTGTTCGACCTGTATCCTGATATGGATGCATCTGATCTTGGGAATTTAATGCAAAAAGCATTTACAGCAGCCGATCTGCTCGGCCGATACGAGGTTGACAATGGCAGTTGATACCCATTTTAAAAATTTAGCTTTTGACGAAGCAATCAAATTTTTCAAAGAGAAAATATCTATCCCGACTCAACGATGGGATGACCTGTGGAAAGCCCAGCATGCTAAAGGGTTTATGGTTGCAGGCGCCATGAAAGCAGATATTCTCGTTGATTTTCACGACACAATTGAAAAATCAATATCAGACGGCATGACCCTGGAAGAATTCAGGAAAGACTTTGATTCTATTGTTGAAAAGCACGGATGGGCATACCAGGGCGGCCGCAACTGGCGCACAAGAGTAATTTTTGAAACAAACATCCGCACAGCCTATATGGCAGGCAGGTATGATCAAATGACGGATCCGGCCGTGGTCGAAGCCCGGCCATACTGGGAATACAGACACGGAGACAGCATCAACCCGAGACATGAACATCTTGCCTGGGACGGAAAAGTGCTACCCGCAGATGACCCGTGGTGGCAGACGCATTATCCTCCTAACGGCTGGCGCTGCAAGTGCAAGGTTTTTGCACTTTCAAAGCGTGATTTAAAGCGGCTTGGCAAAAAAGAGCCTGACCATGCGCCTGATGACGGCACGTATCAGTGGACAGACAAGGCAGGTAAAACCCATACCATCCCCAACGGCATTGATCCGGGATGGGATTACAATGTGGGACATGCGGCGGCAGATAAAGGGGCGATTGACCTTTCAAAATACCCGCCGGAACTGAAAAAACATTTTAAAACAACAGGAGAAAAATCATGACATACTTCAAGGGGTTTGATGACTGGATTGAAATTTTCAGGGGAGGAAAACAGATTGACAGCAATGGCCGTGAGCATGACGGCGATGCTGTGATTGATAGAGCCATTGCGACATTTAACGCATCTAATCATGAGCCGCCTGTTGTGGTCGGCCATCCCAAAGATAATGCCCCTGCATACGGCTGGGTTGAGGGCCTGAAAAAAGCAGGAAACACCCTGCTTGCAAAAATAAAAAATGTGGTTCCTGAGTTCCAGTCCGCTGTTGAAAATGGCCTGTATAAAAAACGTTCAGCGAGTTTTTATCCGGATGGGCGGCTTCGGCATGTAGGGTTCCTTGGGGCTGCACCGCCTGCGGTTAAAGGTCTGGCAGATATCGGATTCGAAAATGGCGAAAATCAAACCACGTTTGAGTTTGGCGAAGACATCGGGAGCATAGAAGCAGAAAAAACAAATTCACAGGCAACACAAAAAAAGGAGGAGACTATGGCGTACACGGAAGATCAACTTCAGGCAAAGCTGGATCAGCAAAAAACAGAGTTTACAAAAACGCTTGAGGCAGCAAAAAAGCAGGCGGCTGACGAAGCACTTAAAAAAGCAAACGCAGAGTTTGCTGAAAAAATGAAACAGGCCGCACGAGAGGCACGAGGCAGGGAGATATCTGCTTTCTGCGACACGATGCTTAAGGAGGGAAAGATAATTCCAGCCTGGGCTAAATCAGGGCTGGCTGAGTTTCTTTCGAACCTCGATGCGGAAAACGTGGTGGAATTTTCCGAGGGCAATAAAACATCAGCGCTGGACTGGTTCAAAAATTTTCTTAAAGAGCTGCCGAAGGTAGTTGAATTTAAGGAGATTGCATCCCGGGACAAAGATGTTGGTGCAGGCGATGCAGGTGCAAAACTGGAGAAGTTAACCAGAGACAAAATGGACGAAAAAAAGATCGGCTACAGTGCGGCGTTTGCAGAGGTGCAAACCGAACACCATGATCTTGTTAATGATTACATGACGGAAATGAAAGGAGAAAAATAATATGGCGACCGAAAACAAAGTGATAGACTTGTCTTTTGAGGCCGGAGAAGACCTGTCAGCCGATCAGTACAGGTTTGTAGTCCTCGACACAACGACAGCAAAGGTTCGCAGGCCGAATGCTGCAACCGACATTCCTATCGGCGTGCTTCAAAACGCCCCTGCATCGGGTGCTGCAGCGAGCGTAAGGCCGGTTGGGTGCGGAGGCGTATCAAAAATCGTACTCGGGGCAACGCTTACCGCAGGCGTGCTTGCTACCCTGGAATATGTCGACGCAGCAGATGCAGGAAAAGCAAAGGCTGCTGCAACAACTGCATACACAGCCGGGATATTGATTGAGGGAGGATCCGAAGACGACCTTGGGTCGATCCTTCTGGCACCAATGACCGTCCACGTGTAAAAAATTCAGGTTAAAAACAAAACCAAAAAGGAGGACATTAAATGCCTATAGTAAAAGACTTAATTGTAGCAGGGCCGCTTGCAAACGTGTCTGTCGCCTACAAAAACAAAGATTACATAGCGGATCAGGTGTTTCCCATAATTGACGGGGCTGATCCAAAAGCAAAAATAACCAAATATTTGAAAGGCGCGTGGTTCAGGGATGAGGCAGGCATCCGCGCCCCCGGAACAAGGGCGAAGCGCGGCGGGTATCCTCTCACAAGCGTTTCTCTTTCAACCGACGAATATGCTTATGCGGCAGAAGTAACCGATGAAGATCGACGGTTTGTAAAAAGCCAGGGTGCTCCTGTATTCAAACCGGACCAGGATGCGATCGAGCTTGCAGCAGACAAAATCGATTTGAAAAAAGAAAGAAGAGTTTCAGCAGCTATTACCGGCACCACATGGGTGGACGGCAACTCAGGCGGCGAGGATGCCGAAGGGTTATGGTCGCCTGCAGGGTCAACGAATACGTTTCTTGCAGACATTACAAAAGGGACCAAAGCCATCAAAACAGCAACGGGAATCAGGCCGAATACGCTGATTATTGATTTTGCAACGTATATGGCGCTTAAGGAATGCGCCGAAATTCTTGACAAAATCAAATACACCCAGCGCGGGGTTTTAACGGTGGATCTGCTTGCAGCCATCCTTGATCTCGATACCGTTCTGGTAGGGTCAGCGGTTTATTCGGACGCAGAAGAGGCAGCAGCAGGTACGGACTTCAATGCCGTTGATATCTGGACGGTTACAGCAACAAAGGGGATGGGTTTTCTCTACTATCGTGCACCCAAGCTGGGGTTGAAAGTACTTACGGCCGGCCTGCAGGTAAGAGTTGCCTATGAAAACGGCCAGGCACGAAGGACTACAACATGGAGGGAAGCCGCAGAACATCAGGATGTGTACGAGGTGGCAGAGGAAACAGACATTGCAGTAGTGGCCTCTGACGTTGGCTATCTGTGGGCTGACACATACGCAACATAATCAAAGCAACATAATTAAAGCAACATAATTTAACAGTGGGCCGAGTGTCATGCCCGGCCCACCGTTACAATGCGGAGAAAATCCATGAAAATAAAATACACAGGCCCAAGCCCCAGCGTAAACATAGGCGACCGGGTGCAAAAAAAAGATGAAATCATTGATTATCCTGATGATTTTGCAAAAGAGCTCCTGGCAACAAGCAAAAAACAAAAGTTTGTATGCGTTGGAAAGCCGGAGGAAAAACCGCCGGAAAAACAGGAAGAAACCAGTGGAAAACCTGAAAAAAAAGCACAGGTTAAAAAGGACAAGTAATGCCATATTGCACCCTTGCAGACATACAGGAACAGATCCCTGAAGATGAGCTTATACAGCTCACAGACGACAGCGACACAGGAGCGGTTGACACTACCGCAACAGACCGTGCCATAGCGGATGCAGATGCAGAGATCAACGGATATTGCGCAGAACGCTATGCAGTGCCGTTTTCTCCTGTGCCTGATATTGTCCGCAAGTTTTCCGTTGATATCTGCATATATAACCTGTTTTCAAGGCGACAGGGCGCAAGTGAAGACAGAAGAAACCGCTACAACGATGCCATCCGTTTTCTGCAAAATGCTGCAAAAGGGATTGTTACGCTGGGTGTAGATTCTCCTGAAGAAACAACACAGGATACGGTTTCCGTATCTACATCAAAAACCGATCGCATTTTTTCAACCGGCAGAAAATCAGACGGATCCGCCGGGTCTTTAGACGGTTATTAATATGGGCATAAGCTTAAACATAGAAGTAGATGATCATAACGTTCAGGATTTACTGGCTGTTACACAGCGCCGTTTACAGAATCTAACGCCTGCGTTTAAAAACATCGGCGAATACATGATCAGGCAAAGAGAAGAGCTTTTCAGGGATGAAAAAGCACCTGACGGCAAACCCTGGGTTGCGCTTGCAGAAAGCACAAAAAATTCCATTTTCAGAAAGAAAAAACGAAGCAAAAAAGCATCTTTGCGATCGGTCACAAACAAAAAAATACTTACACAGGATCATCACCTCAGACGCACGGTTTACAGGGCAGGCAGCGATCATGTTGTTGTTGGTCCGGATAAAACCAGCCAGGCCTACGCTGCCATACACCAGTTCGGCGGCAAGGCAGGCAGAGGAAGAAAAGTTTTGATACCTGCCAGGCCTCACCTTGGCGTAAATGACGAAGACAAAAAAGAATTTATTGAAATTATCAGGGATCATCTGATCTCAGGACTGGTGTAATTATGCATGAATTTGAAGAACTTGAAAATGCCGCCCTGGCCGCCCTTGCGCCATTACAGGCATCAACCGGCGTGAGAACAATAGAAGCATATGCAGGCCAGCTTGAAGTTGAGGATCTGTCGAGAATTACAATCAGATTCCCATGCATTTACGTAATGGCAGACGGTCTGAAAATCACACGTAAAAACAGCATTGATGATTGCAGTATATCGCTGCTGATGCTGGTCGGAGATCAAAACTACAGAAGCAATTCAGCCGCGGCAAGAGGCGATGCCAAAGCCCCCGGCGTGTATGCGATTCTTGAAGCTGCAAGAAACGCTTTGCACCGTCGTAAAATGTTTGCAAACTGGTCGCCGATGTATCTGGTGTCAGAAGAACCGCAGGTATATGAACCGAAAAAAGGATTGTGTCTGTACACTGCAAAATATGAAGTCCAGGCACAAAGAAATTTATAAAAACAATCAAAAACAAGGAGAATAATCATGCCATTAGCATCAAGTGCAGATAACATCAGATACAACGGGACCGGCCGGTGTTACGCAGGGGCAGTAGGCGGAGCATCATTCGATGAGCTGGGAGATATGGAAAACCTTAATTTTAACATGGCCGTAAGCACCGACAAACTTAAAACAAACCGGAACGCTGCAAAGGCAACAATACTTGAAGTAGACTCCGAGCGGGAAGCGGGCGTTGGCTTTGGTCTGCGGGAAATGACAAACGAAAACCTGAAAATGGCTTTGTTGGGCTCTGCAATCAACACGCTGAACCAGAGCGCAAGTTATATAAATGCAGTTACACCAACATTTGCTGATGATCTGTATATCGATCTCGGGTATTTAAATCTATTCTCAACGAAACTGACCGGCACAGTTACAGCCGGGGATATGGCGATTGGCGGCACGTTAACCGGAGGCACATCCGGCGCAACGGCAAAGATTGCATATAAAAGTGCTACTACAATCGAAGTAGTCAATTTGGTGGGAACTTTCCAGGCTGGTGAAACCGCTACATCAGGAACAGGCTCTATTGCTATAACCGGAGTTGAAACCCTCGAAGATGTCGTTGTTACGGACACAACAGGCGCAACAAGGCGAGTTTCCGGCACAGACTATACATTAGATCCCGATTACGGCTACCTGCGGAAATTAAGCACAGGAAGCATTGCAGCAACAGATAAAGTTTCATCTGATTATGAGGCCGTGAATAAAAAGTACATCTGGGCGATGTCCTCTTCCAGCGTCAACAAAAAAATTATTTTCGTGTCCGACAAAGATGACCAGGGCATCCGCACACGCTGGACATTCCACAAAATTAAAATCAATCTTGACGGGGATTTCCCTTTAATCGGGCCAGGAGCCGCAATCCTAAGCGTTAAAGGCACGGTGATTGCGGATACCACGCAGCCCAGCGGACAGGAGTATTTCAAGACTGAAACGATAGGGTAAAAAAACGGTTGCCGGTTATAAAAGCAGTTGTCGGTTGACAGTTGACAGTTGACGGTTTTAACCGGAAACCGTGAACCGTAAACCGTAAACCATAGTTAATACAGGGAATTATGAGAAAAACAAAAACCATAAAAATCGATGACAAAGAAATAACAGTAAAAGAGCTGAGGGCTAAGGATGTACGGAAAATATTAAGCATTGGCGAAACCCTGGGCGAGGACATTATCAAAGACATTGAACGGCTATTGCCGCTTGCGTTTGATATTAAGCCTGACGAGTTTGAAGAACTGGCTCCCAGCGAAATTCAACTTCTTTGGGATGCATTTAAAGAGGTTAACGCCATTTTTTTAGCAGTGATCGGGCGTCTGGGGATAACTCAGACGTTCGGCAACTTGATACAGAAACACTTGAGCGATACGCTTGCAGGCTTATCGAACACGGCCATTCCGGCTGCTGGGAATACGGATGGAGCTTCTTTGTGACAGCGCTCGAAGAACACGAAAAGATTAAAGCGGAGAAAATCAGGAATCTTGCGATTGCAGTCAGGGCTGGGTCTTTGGATAATGAGAGTTGGGAAACGTTTCTGAAAGAGAGTTAAATTAATGCAAGACACAAAGCTTAACATTATAATCTCTGCAACTGCGAAAGGCGTGCAGGAAGCCACACGGCAGGTCGGCAGTGATCTTAAGACCGGTTTCGGCAAGGGAAAAGAGGCCGTTAAGGCATTCAACACCGCTGTGGGAAGCGGGAACAAAACCGTATCGGCTTTTTCAAACAGCATTAAAACCATGCTTGCCGGCGTGGCTGGATTCCAGGCGCTAAGAAAAGCGACCGATATAATGAAGAGCGCAGGCCAGGCTGCGTTCAACATGAAAACAAGTATTGCCGCCGCGAACAGAGAATTTAAAGATGCAGGATCGGTAAAAGAATGGGAAAATACGGTTGCTCAATTATCAAAAGAGTTAAGAATTTATTCGGATACCTCGCTTAAAGGGGCGATATCCCGCACAATCGACATGACCAAACGTCTTGGCCTGTCAAAAGACCAGATGACCGAAGTAATTAAGCGCTCGGCGGATCTTGGCGCAGGAAAAGTGGAACTCGAAGGGGCTATCGAGCGTGTGACAGCCGCTTTACGCGGTGAAGCCGAATCCGCCGAGTATTTAGGTCTTACCCTAAACGAAAACTACGTTAAGGCTCAATATGAGGCCAACACGGCGAACGAAAAAAGCTGGGCGTCTCTTACAGACCTTGAAAAAGCCCAGGCACGCTATGTAGCGTTTCTCCAGCAGAGTGAACAGTTCCTCGGCAGAGCCGCTGCAAGCGGCGACACGTTTGCAGGATCACTGGAAGAAATTAAAAAAGAGATCGAAAATTCAATTGCAAACAGTACGGATTTTAAAGATGCATTACAAAAAGTAGCGGACGTGCTTAAGGCCAATTCCGGCGAAATAGGCGCTGTTGTTGCAAAGCTTGTTACGCTTGCCGCAAAAACGCTGGAAGTGGCAATCGAATGGAAGGGGTTGATTGCCGCTCTTCTCGGCACTGCGATTGCGATATCTGTTGTTACAAAGCTGGTTACACTTGTAACCGGCCTTAATGCCGCTTTTACGGTGCTCACAGGGGCATCCATTATTCCCTGGCTGGTCAACCTGAAGGTTGCCATCGCAGCGGTTGCAGTACAGGCAGGGCTTGCAGGAATAGCCATGAAAGCTGGGCTTGCCGCCGCCGCGGCATGGGGAGCGTTAAAAATTATTGAAGCCGGAAAAGCGCTGTATGATTGGCGCATTGCAGCAAAAGAAGCCAGGATTGCACAGCAGAATCTGACCGATACGCTTGCACAGCAGATAAAACAATGGGAGAGCTTTAAGGATTTTAAACTGCCCGGAGACATGACAAATGCAGCGCAAACCGACCTCTTAGATTTCCAAAAAAGCCTGGCAAAAGCGCGTGGTTACTACCAGGCGCTGCGAGATACGCTAAAGCAAAAAGCAAAAGAAAAAACGATATTCGGCATAGCCACAGAGGAAGCAAGAGCCGCGCAAAAAGAACTTGCAACTGTGGAGGCCAGACTTAAAGAAATTGATGCGGATTATGCCCGCTTACGCGAATCGGCAACCGGTGCTGCAGCACAGATGGCAAAACCGGCTGAGGCTGTTAAGGCAACCACAGAGCAATTAGATGAGTTTGAAAAAGCGGCCAAAGCTGCATACGAAGATGCTGCAAAATCCGCGGAGGATTATGCTAAGCAGGTAATTGCATGGGAAGAAAAGATAAAATATGCCAAACTTTCAACCGAAGATAAAATACGTGAGCTTGGCCGTATAGGGTTGGAGGATGCCGCTGTTTGGGCTGATAAAAAACTTCAGGCTGAAGAAAAATTCTATGCCGCCAAAGAAGCTATGGCGAAAGGCGATTACGATCTTGCCGAAAAGCTGGCCAAAGATGCAGAGGGTCTGTATGCAGATCTTGCCACAGAAATAAAAAGCACTGAAAACGGAACGGAGGTTGTTTCACAATCCCTTGAAGATACAAAAGAAATTGCCATCAATGGCGTGCAGGCTGTCGGTGATTTTGTACAGGAGCTGTACACAAAGCAAAAAGATGCTGCATCAACGGCGCAAGCCGAATGGCAGGCAACAGCAGACAGTATAAAAAAGCAATTGGATGAAATTGCAACACAGCGCGAAGCCAATATCGCCATAACTCTTAGCGGGCTTGAATCTGCACAAAAGGCTATTAATGCACTCACAAAAGATGAAACAAAACATATTTATATTGTTACGCACAAAAAAAACGTAGAAGAAAAAAGCACCGGCGGAATGGCCGGATTCGCCCGCGGCGGCAAGCTTTCCGGTTATGGCGGCGGCGACCGCATCAAAGCACTGCTTGAAGCCGGAGAATTTGTTATTCGTAAAGAAGCCGTAAAAAAATACGGAACGGCGCTGTTTGCAGGGCTGAACGCAATGCGGCTTGATATGTCAAGCCTGGTGCGGGCCAGAGTTGGCGGTTTGATATCCAATATATCCATGCCCTCAATCCCTGCGCCGAGAGTTGCATTCGCAGAAGGCGGAGTAGTTTCTGCCCCTTCAAGCGCTGCTGAAACCCTGATCGTGCGGTTTCAGGCAGGCGATGTTGAAGCGCCTGTAAAAATTACAGACAAAAGCTCGCGCATGGCCATGAAAGAAATGGCAAAAGAAATGGCAAAAATGAGGCTGATTTATGCCCGATAAATTCCGGATATATTCAACTGAAATTGCCGCCACGCTTGATCCGGACAATGCCGTTCCTGCGCCTGCAACGCTTATAGTTTTCGATCAGGATCCCATACACGCAAATTATAATCCTGTTGGATCAGGCCAGGCCAGAGGATCTGCAATCCGCACCCTCGGCGGCGTGGTTATCCAGGATTTTGGAGTAAATGTTAAAGACGAAACCATAAGTTTTTCAGAAGTTAATGCAATATCACAATCCGTTGTTACAGCCCTGAAAACCGCATATGAAACCGTATCCGGACAATGGTATTTTACAGACGGTTACGAATGCTGGAAAGTACAGTTCAGCCGCAACCCAAGAGGATTCAGGGCATGGCGGAGTTTATTGTTTTCGTATCATAGCTACCATGTTTTTTCGTATGAAATACAATTGATTGTTGTAAGTAAAGAAATATAGTTATCAGTTATCAGGGTGCAGTTTTCAGATTTTCCTGCACACTGACAACTGATAACTGACAACTAAGGAACTAAATGCTCGACTGGGACATAAAATTAGACGGAGTTTCAATCCGAAGCCAAATCGCAAGCTTTCAGATACGCGAAACCCGCGGCGCATACGCACGGGAGATCACGCTGTTTGCTGCTGAACCGTCTTTTTACGACCAGTTTGTGTATTCGCAGACCCCGCAGTTACGCATCGAAGCATTAACAAAAACAGCAACATCCTGGGTATCGCAAGGCCAATACTACATTGAAAGACCGGTCATTGCCGCAAACCCCGACGGTATATTAAGCCCCGGAATCTGGGGCAGATCACAAACAGCAAAAGCAGGCCCGCCGTTTGCGCAAAAAATATCTCAAACATGGCCGGCAGATACAACATGCCAGGAAATTATCAATGAAATGGCTGATTTGTGCGGTCTGACCGTATCGTTTGAGATCACAAATTACAGCATTTTTTCAAACTCTTACGCGTGCGACGGCATATATCCGATTGATGTAATCGCAGAACTGGCAGGCTTTGCAGGCGCTCATGCAGGCTGTACAGCAGCAGGAGTATTGACGATTAAATATGAGGTTTTTCATCCGGCCGCGGCAGACTATACAATTACTGATTTAGATATTACGGATCTCAGCGAAAGTATTGAATACCCCGAATTCGGCAACCGGATCAGAATCAGCGCTTTGGGCGCTGGTGCGGGCTATCAGGTAAATCTTGAAGCCCTTGCCGATGATGACTGTCTTCCCGCAGATGGCGTGGCCAGAGGAACGCTGCTGGCTTTTGTTACGGGCCCGGATGGTGAGGCCGTGCCGGATAATACCATTGTTGCATGGACAGCGGAAACCGGCGTTACGCTGGATGAAGATTTTACAGGCACAGGCAACTATCTGCTTTCAAAGCAAAAACACAGAGCATCTAATTACTACACCGTTACCGTTGATTTTCCGATTGCTTCGGTGATAGGCGTGTGGGCATATGCTGACGGCAACAACAAAAATAATTACTGGGATGCATACGGGTCGTTTTCCGGCAATACAATTACTGTGTTCCGGCCGTTCGATTTTTGCGATCAAATGTTAAGAATCGCTTATGTTACAGCCGGTTGCGCTGTTAACAGGGTAACTGCAGGATATACGGCCAGGGATGTTGATGTTACGGCAGATGTTAACGGCGCATCAGACACGCTTGCAGTAAAACTTGGTAACACGTGCGATTGCGGGTCGAGCCTGAATATAAAAGTAAATCCGTACGGCGCCATATGTATCGGCAATCTGGCGCATGTGCTGGTGTGGGCAACCATCAACAACAAACCTGCATCAGGAAAAGACGTACAGATACGCATAACCGCAGGGTGCGGCGTATTATCAAGCGAAAACAAGAGGCTGGCCACTGCACAAATTATCAATGAAACCGGATACGTAAGCAACCCCGTTACAGGTGTGTCGCAAGTGAGCACGGAGATTGATATCGCAGCTACTGCAAATCCAAAAGTATATCTCGCAACAGATACCGGCAAAACAAATGATCTGTATGCTTCGCGGGACGGCAAAACCATTGATCTTGATACGGTGCTGGCTACAGGCGTTGAAGTTGTTATCGATTATTATGCAGACGGCGCAACGCTGATAGCATGGCGAACCATAGGCGTTACAAAAGCTTGTGATGCGGAAGTTACGGCGAAAATGGCGGACGGCACTGAATCAGGCCTAAGCGTTACAACAAATCTAAGCGCAAAAGATTGTACAGTCCCTGCTGAGATCCCGGATCATTACGGAGATTCATCACCCTGGGACCCGCAATATGATAACTGGGGCGGAGACAGCGATGGCGGCGGATTTGAAGATTCCGGCAATGATGCCGGAAGTGAGGCCGGCGGAACAGGGCTGACAGCATGTGAAGCAGATATGCTCAACAGCGCATTAAATCCGGATAACGATGCGTACAGATTCGGGGCAAGCTCATTTAACGATTGCCCGGCAGAAGGCGAAAGCTGGCCATGCTCGTGCAGCGAGATGTGCGATGCAGAAGTACAGTCAACAGGAGGAACAAGAGATCATTCGCAAACAATCCACGAAGCAACCGAGGCCGCAGGTCACACAAAAGGAACGGCCGCATATAATGAAGCGTTTGAAACAATAAAACAGGACTATTTATCCACGTGCGGGCAAAGCTGCGAAAGTGATAGAAATGCGCTGTGCGGAAACTGCGAATACGTATCCGGCCCGGCAAGCATGGCCCCGGGTGAAACCGCCGAATTTGTTTGCAGTGATGGATCTACGGTGCTTTACACGATGCCGGAAGGAGCTTGCGGGACAATACCTATTGCCGTGGGATGCTGCGTTTTATACATAAAATCAACAACAGGGAAATATGTCTGCGTTGAAGCTGGCGAGGAATTAAGTGATTGCTCTGGTTCTTGCACTAATAATATTGAGCAACAATTCCAATCCTGCGAAGTTTGCGGCATCTGCTTTTGTCCACTGGACGCAAACGAAGATGATTGCCCTGGTAGATACGATTCTTTAACAAACGCCGGCTCTCCCTGTGTGCTCTCTGCTGCCCAAGTGGAAAGAAATGCCATTTGTGATGCTCAAGCAAATACACATCCTGCCTGCTGTTCTCAAAGATCGGGAAAAAGAGAATGGCAATGCCCATAACTTAAGATCCAAAAGGAATAATAAATGAAACAAGCAGACAAACAAATATTAGCAATGCTTGCAGCATTCGACCGGGCGGCAGTGCTGAAAGCGCTTGAACTTTATGTATCGGGCATTGATGACAACAATAAAAAAACAAAAGAAGAATTGCATGCCGACGGCTGGTATCCGCAAAAAGAAAAACCGGCAGACAGGGAATTTTATCTCTTTGAAAACGAGTACTGGGTGCAGTCTCAGCAGATGCGGGATAAGCAGATCAAAGAACAAATTGAGGCGCTGAATCAAAAGAAAAAAGAAAACTCAAAAAAATATACCGGCCAGAAAATGGATCTGTCTAAAGTGAAAATTAAATGCCCTGAATGCAGCGGCGGTATGTATAAACAAAGCGTTTGCGGCGGTTGCGCCGAAGGCAAACAAGGATATAAAATCCGTCTGATCTGTGAAGAAAACCCGGATCACGAATTTTTATTATAAAAAAAGTTTTTTGACTTTAACCGGAAACCGTGAACCGGCAACCGTAAACCGAATATAAAAAGAAGGAGAAACCAATGTACGCAAACTT